TTTAAATCAAAAACTTGTTTAAGTTTTCAATTTAAAGATAAACGGACACACATAACCACTAGCAATGAAGGTCGAAATCAAGAACAAGCGCATTATCAACTTTTTTAATGAGCATTCCAATTTGGATTTGGAATCGACGCTGCTCAAGTTTGTGGAGATTATGGAGATGCTCCACGAAAATATGAACAGCACGATGAACAACACGACAGTGCTGGACATTTTGGACAATCTCAAGGCAATGAACAACAAGATAGATTTGGTATCTAGCAACGTGGAAAAGATAAACGGAGAGACACAGACGCAATTCACCCTGAAAATGGGCGAACTAAAGAAGGATTACGTGGAAGAGTTGAAGATGGTGCTGACATGTAATGTATCCGATAAGATTGAGCCAATGTTCAAGGAGCAAAACGCGGCCTTGTTTGAGAAGACCAACAATATGATCACCAACATCATTCCAAAAAACGAGGAGGTGGTCACCAACCGCATCGACGCGGTGATGAAAGACCTGTATAAGAACGTGGCGGAGGACACCAAGTCTCTGCTTTCCAGCGCGGTGAACGAGGAAACGCTCACCAAGTATCTTACCGAGTTTGATAATAAAATCACCAAGTCCATCGAATCGTCGCAGACCATCCTGAACACGGCGCTTTCAACCACGGAACAGCGACTGGAAACGCGCATGGATAACATCCGCGAGCTTTCCACCACGAGCACACAGGCAACGGACATACTGAACAGTTCGGTGCACACGCTCCTGAATAAGTTTGAAAACTCGAGCGCAAAGGGCAAGATGTCGGAGAACCTTACCATCGACGTCTTGGAGTCGCTGTATCCCAGTGCGGAGGTTGTCTCGGTGGGGCAAACCAAGGAAACGGGCGATGTGATGCTGACGCGCATGAACAAGCCCAAGATTCTGGTGGAAAACAAGCACTGGACGCGCGCGGTGGCGCAAACGGAGGTCGTGAAGTTTATTCGTGATATTGAGGTCCAAAAGTGTAGCGGTGTATTTCTCTCTCAAAACAGCAAGATAACTACCAAACAAAACTACGAAATCGACCTGCATAATGGAAACGTCCTGGTCTATGTTCATGACGTGCACAACGACCCCGAGAAGATCAAGATTGCGGTGGACATTATTGATCATCTGAGAGAGAAACTGGACGAATACGCAGATAGCGCAAGTGACGTTGACAACATTCCGAAGGAGACGCTCGAATACATCAACACGGAATACCAGTCATTCGTCACGGCCAAAGCAGGCATTACCAAACTTTCCAAAGAGTTCCACCGGAATCTTACCAAACAATTGGACGACATTTCGATGCCGTCACTGGAGGGATTCCTGGCAACAAAATTCTCGTTTTCTTCGAACAAGTACAGTTGTGAATATTGCGCCTTTGTGGGGAAGAACCAGCAATCCAAGTCGGCCCATTTACGCGGTTGTCCCGTACGAAAGCGAAAGGAACTGGAACAAAAAGAGAAGGAAGCAAAGACTACGCAGAGCGATGACGAGAGTGAAGGAAAGGATGACGAAGACAATCAAATCACGTTTACTGTAGCAACATAGAATATTAGTTAAAACAATGAACGACTAACACTTGCAATGTCATGCTCGGCGGCTCTCGGGTCGATTGTTTCTGTGTCATCACTCAAATAGTTCAAACGTTCTACTTTATTTCGTGCGATTTCTTTTTCTTCTGGTTCAGACTCCCATGCATCTACTATTTCTTGGTATCGAGATTTCAGAGACTCGATGTTCAGAACTCTTAACCCATTGATGTCAACAAAATTGTTCGAACGTTTTTTCCTTCGTATTGGTTCTTGAATCACATCGATCGACAATGTGGGGTCTTCTTCGTGAACGAATGTCGCACCTTTTGTAGCGGTTTGATTTTGCGAACTCATCCCATAAATATCCGGAACTTTACCGGGTGTTCCTTCCACTGGAATAACAATATCGATGTCGTTTGGATATGGTTCGCTAACTTGTTTACCTTGGGCTTCTTCGTGAAGAGCAATCGCCATCGAACCTACAATATAACTTTCATCATATCCTGGTGTCTCATTGAGAATTTTTTGTGCGAATGCTTTCAGTTTTTGGTAATGTTGGGCATTATTTCCTCCTACCAAATGTTTCCTCCTCTTTTTCTTCATCGTGTTTCGTTTTTTAATGGCTGTCTTGCGCTTTGTTGTCGCACGCTTCCTACGCAGGGACCGACGTGTGTGGCGTGAATACTTTCGCGAATTGTAAGTGCGTTTCTTTGCCATACTATATATTAAAAATACATATTAATAGTAATTCTACTAAAGCATATTAATATGTATCTTTGTATGTTTAATTATATGAATGCTTATATGGCGTTACTGCTATTCCAAACCATACCAGTTTCCAACGCGCTTATCCTTTCCAATCGTGTAAAAATGACCGCGTTAGAACGAATGAAACATCTCGATTTAATATGGAAAATCAGAGAAGAAATAGATGAGTGTGATATTACCAAAGAAGAGCTGTGCGGCAAAATTTGCCCCACTTGTGAAGGCGAAGGAAACATGCCGTGTCGCTTTTGCGGAGGCACCGGATTCCTCATGTTAGGACACGAACTGATTGGAACGAACAACGACTGCCCCGTGTGTAAAGGTAGTGGATACGAAGAGTGCAAAGATTGTATGGGAGCCGGAAGTATCGCAATATGGCGCGAAGATCACAAATAATCATCGCACGTAAAACATTGCAGCGTACAGCACAACGGCAACGTATGCTCGCCTTTATAAGTATTACATTGCAAATCACTACATTTACCTGGTATTGCGCTTATTTTTTTGGCGAGCGTTGTGCTAAGCATTGCTTGAACACAACCACTTTGTCCGTTTATTTTTGCGGTCTTATAATAAGGGGTCTTTGGTTCCCGAAGTTGCCAGATATATATGATAAGTTTCACAAAACGATTCATCATATATATTAAAAATTGATTATCTTTAATTCAAAGATATAAGTTGAAGAAAAGCATTACATACAAATGAAAATTTCGAACAAGGAGGACCGTTTCATCCAAAGTGCCGCGGAGCAAGCGGAAATGTCGCCGTGCCTTATGCGACACGGCTGCGTCGCGGTGCGCAACGGACGGATTGTGGGACGAGGCTTCAACAACTACCGCTCCAAATCGAAGGATGGGTTCATCAATAATTGTATGACGTGTCACGCCGAGATTGCTGCCTTGCGACAAGTGAACAAGAGAGGAACAAAGCGGTTCAATCGGATCAGTTTATACGTCGTTCGACTGGATTCGAACGACGAGCTCCAAGAATCAGCCCCGTGTATGGATTGTATGAATCTGATACAAGGACTTCATATCAAACGCGTCTACCATAGCACCAATGGAGGAGACATCATAATGTGTCAACCATGTGATTATCATACCAAACATGTGACCACCGGAAAGAAAGTTCTAGTCAACATTTTGATGTAAGCGTTAGCATCCGCATCTACATCCGCATCAACGCTTCATCAAATTTCCCATATTCCAGTTCTTCCGAAAATAACCTGGTTTCCCACGGACACGCGTCCCGTGTCGAATATCACGCTTGTAAAACTCTTGGTCTTCCAATCGCATTTCAGGAGTAAAGCTCGTAATATTTATCATTTGACCTTCAATATTCCACTTCACATCTTTTAATTTGTGCATATCATCAGGGGTTTCCATAGAATATACGTATTGGTCTCGCTTCGACAACGTTCGCGTCCATCCATCGAAACTGTGGTCGATGTTTTTTTTGTCATTGATTTTGAAGAAGCAGCTGCGATCGATAGTAAAGCCGGCTTTGGTACATCGGTCTTGAATCAAATTGTCTTCAAACCCCCAGCCCCAGAAATTCGGATACCCGCTAGTGGTTTCAAAATCCTTCCCCTTAATCGCAAACATACCGCCTAGCGTAAACTCAAACCCGTAAAAGTGAGAGACGACGCCATCAGTGGTGGTGTAATGGATCGAACCGTTGTGGACGGGGGTGTTATCTACGTCATGAAATATGAACGTGATGTCCTTATAATCATTTGGATACTTTTCTTTCATTGCAAGGAAACCGATGTTCTTCACGGCGCCCCGATTGAAGGGGCGATTGTCGCATTGGTGTGAAAAATATATTTCCCAATCAGTCGAGTCGGAGAGATAATCGTTCATACGTTCGAGAAATTTCTTCTTATCTTTTTCGCGGTTTCGATACGGAACAATAAAAATACGCTTGGGAACGTCCATATGAATAAGCAGATGATAATAAATGCGATTATTTCCCTTAATATCATTTAAGCGATTTGATGTAATCGTCCAAGTCTGTCACTTCGAACCTCTTCAAATCTTCTACGAAATCGGAAAACTTCATACTGCACGGAATACCATAATCGGGGTCTTTTTCGAGATCACTGAATTCGGTTTTGAAAGCATTTATGATTGACACGGGCAATTTATCAATCAACGTAATTGTTTTTTGTAAACACTCAAATGTGTTATGGGTATGGATAAGTTTCAAATGTTCCTTGGTTATAGTTTCTTTGACTTGCGTTTTATCTATGAAACCAATCGTGTTGTTCGTGGCGATGTAAAACGCAAACATTTGGCAAAAACCATGAGAGTTTCTTTTTTGGTACAAATCGTAAGGGTCGATTATTTTCCACTTGAAGGTATTCTCACGACGTGAACTCTCGTTCTTTTCGTACGAGTAGACGCGATAGTGTGTTTCAGCTTCATCATCATCACCATCCGCCTTATTTGATTTATAACGATAAATGATAGGATTGAAGGCGTTTTTTTTCACAGTTGGAATACTATCCTTACCAGTCACTTCTTGAATGCTCACCACATCGCTAGATTCATTGACTATACTTTCATATATTTCTTGTGTACCAAGCAAATGGGTCAAAACTGACAGGTATGATTCAAACACACTTTCGCCTTCTGTCGGCGTGATTCCTTGTGTAACGCTGTGTTTTCGAGGCATGCTATATAATAGAGAAACATGATTCTTAATTGCACTCAATAACGCGTGCAAAATAGTAGCAATATTGGAGAACATTTTTGTATGAAAATGTCGAGTGGGAAATATTTCAATTTATAAAATTTGCTTTTCTCAATTCGCATACTCAGAGACACCAATCACCCGCTCCCGCAATACTGCATATTCCGCGCTATTCTTGTCTACCCGTCCAATTCTCTCCAAATCCTCCAGTATATTCTCCTTTACATGGATATGCTTCTTGATTTCTTCGATGATTCGCGGGTTCGTCGTGGCCTCCGCAAAAAAACGCCGCTCGTCCTCGTAGGAGGGCGCACGCACATGTCGCTTCATATGCTGTAACAGCGCCCTTTCGGGTCCCAGATTGTCGATGATGCGATTGATAGAGACCTGATTCTCATAAAGCAAGCGTTGGACGATTTGCATGGTCAACAACTCGCTAGCTCCGTTGTGTCTATGATAGTAATGAACCGCCAGCGCCAAATACAAGTTTCCAAACACGTCCGCCATATCTCCCGAAAGCATCTGCTCACGCTTGATTGCGCCACCGCGCAACGCCACGAAGTTCGTGAGTGCTGCGAAATCGATCATCTGCTGCTCAAGTCCCTTTTGGAAAGAAAAGGTTTTATAGTAAAGCGCCAGCGAGTGCCCCACAATCGCATTGAATGCGATTTTGAACGCATCCTCATTATCCGTTAGTATCGAATCGAGTAGCGGGTAAATATGCGGATGGCTCTTGTTCAACCCTTGACCGAAAACAATCAGCGAACGCGTCAAGGTATTGGAACCTTCCACCGTAATACCAACCGGTGCGCTACGGTAATACTTTTCCAAGAAATTACCGTTTCCAATACAAATGCCCGCACCGGCATGTATGTCGAGCGCCTCGTTCAGCACGGTCCGCCCCCGCTCAGTGCACTGCTGCTTCATAATCGCACTCACCACCGCAGGCGAGTTCCCGTTATCAAGAATGTCGTTTGTCAATGCGACTGCCGATTGGATGACCCACGTATTATAAATGATATTATTGTATTTCTTTTGGATAGCCTCCATATTTGAAAGGGGCATCTTGAACTGCTCTCGCGCTTGGATGTAGTGGTGAATGCCAAACGCGGCCACCTTGCTGCTGGCATTGGCGGTGGCGGGCAAACTGACCCCGCGTCCTGCGGATAAACATTCCATCAGCATCTTCCATCCGTTTCCCACATTTTCAACGCCTCCAATGACCTGGTCAGGGGAGACAAGAATGTTACCACGAATCGTTCCGTTGGGAAATCCCACGTTCATGGGATTATGGTGGGTGCTCTGAACGAGGCCTGGATGGTCACGCTCCACCAAGGCGACCGTGATGCCCGAACGACCAATTAACTGGTCTGGATCGTCCAACTCAAACGCAATACCCATGAGATTCGCCACGGGAGCAAGTGTAATGTAGCGTTTGTTCAGCGTAATGTCGAACATAATCTGCCCGTCCTTCTCAATCACCGTCCCGCGATCGATATTTCCTGTTGCGTCCGACCCGTTATTGGGACCGGTCAATCCGAAGCAGGGAATCAGTTCACCGCTTGCCAATCGAGGAAGGTATTCGTATTTTTGCTCTTCCGTTCCGTAGACGGAAAGGAGTTCGCCAGGACCCAACGAGTTCGGGACCATCGCAACCACCCCGAGCGCCGGGTCGACACTCGTGATTTTCGTGAGGACATTCGAAAGTTCGTTCACCGATAGCTTGACTCCGCCATACTTTTCGTCGATGAGGAAACTGAAATATTTGTTTTTGGCAAGATAGTCGATCCACTTCCCGTCCCCAGGGTAAAGTGGTTTGCCATCGAAGCTGCTACACAGCTCGTCAAGGACATTGTCCGAAACCTTGTTGGGTTCCGGGTTCGGCTTACTCGGATAGGCAATATTTCCACACAATATATCGCGGTCCAAGGACGTGTTGCCGCTTCGCAAGGCCACCAACTCGGTGGGCGATATACGCGGAACACGCTTCTTGACAAACGCAAAAAGATGGCGATACATCGTGCGAGGTATATAATATTAAATCCGAAACATATTTATATATTATTTTGTAAATGATAATATTAGAAAATGGGTATGCGCACAAACAATACATTAATAAAAAGTTTCATGCGCACGCTTGACCGCGAGAGTGACCGAATTATTCTCGGACAAAAACGGGACGGAATCTGGCAAGACACCAGTCGCGGAGAGTTGTATGAAATGATGAACGCGGGGGTGCGTCTCCTCAGGGACAAGGGGGTGGGAAAAGGCGACCGCGTTGCGTATAAAGGGAAAAACTCGGTGGAATGGGCCGCGTGGAACATGTCGTGCTATGCGTTAGGGGCTACTTGGGTGCCGATGTATCACAATCAAAGCAAGCAATACTGCGATTACATCGTCCAAGACTGTGCGCCCAAAGTGGTGATTACAGATAACACGGAGTTGGATTTTGGCAATGTTGGTGTGCTTTCCACTGGATTGGTTGGAGAGAAACAAGACGCAGTTTCCGGAGTTATTGAACAAAATAATGGCGACGAGCTCGCCACGCTGGTATACACTTCGGGTACCACGGGCAACCCCAAGGGGGTGATGTTGACCCATCATAACATACTTTCGAACGTCGACAGCATACACCATAGGTTTCGGGATGCCCAAGAAGGCGCCAGTCTCAACATTTTGCCCTGGGCCCATATTTACGGACTCACGTGCGAGTTATACTACAATATGATGTATGACAATTGCACGAAGATTAGCACGGGCAAAGAGGAGTTCATTAGTGAATGCCGCGAGGTGAGACCGGATGTGTTATACATCGTTCCCAAGGTTCTGGACACCGTAAAGGGAAAACTCGAGTTTTTCGACAAGCCGCTTGTTGATCGGCTCATCATGCCGCGCCTTATTAGGCACCTTTTCGGTGGAAACGTCCACACCGTGTATATGGGAGGCGCCAAGCTGGATGACAATACCAAGCGCTTCTTTCTTCGTCACGGACTCACCATTTGCGAAGGATACGGATGTACGGAAACATCCCCAATGGTGTGCGTGAATCATCAAAATGACCCTCGAAATACAGATTCAGTGGGAAAGATACTTCGCGGGGTCCACGCATCTGTTATAGATGGGGAGATACACGTGGCGGGCGACAGTGTGATGGCCGGGTATTGGAATAACAAAGAAGCAACGGATGCGGTGCTTGTGCCAAATAACGGGAAAATGTGGTATAAAACGGGCGATAGCGGAACTATTGAAGATGGGTTCGTGCACTACAAGGGGCGAATCAGTGAGAACTACAAATTGAACAACGGAAAGTTTGTGGACGTCCAGTATGTCGAAGGAGTCGTTCGTAAATTCGTCAATCATAACGTGGTCGTATTTGGAGAGAATCAGGAGTATAATACGATCATAAGCGATGGTGAAATAAGCGTCCAAACAATGGAAACAATCAACCATGAACTCGAAACATACTTACGAATTAAGGACCAGCTCGTTATTACTCCCGAAAAGATGCAAGAGTTCATGACGCCCAAAATGTCCATCAAACGGAAGCCATTGATTCAGCACGCACTTACACTTACCAAGTGAATGTCAATAAAATAAAATAAAATTGAAGAGATTATTGGAATAATTTCATGTCCATAAACTACAAGATGCAAGCAATGCAAGTGATTCAGAAACTTCCGAAACAGGCGGTTGCGGTTGGCGCAATTCCGTTGGTGATTGAGCAAATCACCTTCATCGATGCCATTGTCGAAATGAATCCACCACCATTTTGTCCGATTTGCGAAAAATACATACTTAAGAGTAGTTGTAGTAATACAAAGTATTCAAACAACTGCCCTATCACAAAGAAATAAAATCGACAATGTGTGCAAGATATATAGGGACATTATATATACATGGTTTATGTCAATGAAATTATAAAGGTACTTGTGGTGCTAGGAGAGGACAATGATGGAAGTGCCACAAAACAAATGATAGAACCAAAAACAGGACGCGTTACCTATTACGGATTTAATTGGGATGTTTGGAAACGAGTCAGCGATAAACTAAAAGGAAAATACGATTTTCAGACGTCGTTCACCAATAAGAATGATAATAATTACAACTCGTTTGTAGAAAAGGTATATCGCGGAGAATACGATATAGTTGTCGGCAGTTTCTTCCACACGTTGTGGAGAGAAACGCGCATCGATTATTCGCATCCTATTGCGATTGATGCGAATGCGGTGCTTCATAAAAATGAGTTTAGTGTGCTAGGTGAACTGGGAAGAGTGATTTGGAAAAGTAGCGAAATGCTGCTATATTTAATATTCATAGGAATTATTGTCGGTTTATTGCTCGTAATGATTGATCCAACGCGCGCAAAAAATTTGTCTACCATACGCGGAAACAAGAATCTTTTTTTGATACGCTCCTTGCTGACCGGTATTGCCACCATGTTTGGAGAAATGGGGTACCTATCGGAAAACTCGTCGTTAAGAATATCGGGAGTAGTGTTTGTCATCATAATCATGGCGTTGTCGTTCGTGCTAGTTATGTTTATTCAGGGGGCAATCACGCGTATTCTTATTAATCAAAGTGGTTCAAACGTGACCAAACAGAATGTTGGATATAAACGGTTACTGGGTCACGAAGGGTATTCCGTTGTCAACAAGCTCAAACGGTTCAGAGCAAACATAGATGTGGTGTCCAATATGACAACGGAGAAAATGATCGAAAAATATCTGGCAAGCGACACATATGACGGTTGTGTATTATCGTATACTCACGGATATCCTTACACCAAAAAATATCCTGAGTTAATATTGTCCATCGACTTTGGTAATGAACCAGTCTCGTGGGTTATCAGTCAAGCCAAAAAAGTATTTAGAGAAGATGTGAACCAGGAGTTGTTGGAATTAACGGGAACGACAGAGTTACAACGAATATGCCATTCCTATTTTGGAAACATCAATGAGGTTCCGGTGTGTTCGCTCACGTAGATCATATTATATTACATGATTAGAAGGTGAATTCATATTCAATCACATTTTGAAGGTCATATTTAAGATACTCATACATTCCGTTTTTGATACGCGAATGGATTTGCTCGGGTTCTAATTTTCCACCATTTACCTTGGAAAGTTTTTCCAAGTAGGTCGTCGAAAAGTCGCTGTGCACATTGTCTATTTTCTTCTGATTCTCGTCGACCCAGACATGGAAGACTACGCGTATGCTTTTGGACATATATCCAATAAACTTTTTCAACTGGTCGGGAGGCATCACTTGCCATTTCTCTCCATCGTAGATATACAAAACGTGTTTCTTTTGGTTGAATGAACGAATGGGAAGTGTGTTGATAGAGTCAACCGGACTTCTGCTTTTAACTATTTCAATCATTCCTCCGATGTGGTCCTTTTCTAGAATGCAATTTAGGTCACTTTCATCAAACGTCATCGATTGAAACCAATGATCAAAACTTTGCGATGGACGCGCATTATCATCGAGCCATTTGATAACCGATAGCTTTTCCTTCTGGGTTCGTTGAATTATATTGTTAAGTTTGTTGATTTGTTTTTCCTGCTTTTTGACCACGCTTGTCAATGCAAGGAGCATTTCGTAGAGCTTACGAATATCAGGCGTATCCGATTGTTCTTCCAGTAATAGTCGTCGTTCATCACTACTCTTGTGCATAAGTTCACACATATTTTGGTGGTTCTTGAAGGCATGATGTCGAGAATATTCACGCCCACAGTAATTGCACACGTAACTCATTTACGAGTCACTACAAAACAGACAATCACTTTCAATTTTATATCGCATACAATAGTATAGGATATGCCGTCATACTTAGGTGGAGAAAGATGCGAACAATGCTCAGGAACTAAAGTGCCTTCCAATGCGGGTCGGTGTACCTCGTGCGGTGACACGCTCCCAGACCTTACCGAAATCACGCAAAAACGAATGTGGAACCAAGTGCGTGCTCCGTCATCGATGTATACGATGAATTTGGCGGCGTTGCACGTCGCGGGCTCTGCAAATAACAAGCCTGGTGAGCCAAACTGGAACCAATCGAGCGACCGACACGTTCCATCGGTGCAAAAGGCATACGTGCCATCGCGGGGCAACTCGACGCGCTCGAGTCAAACCAGTTCGCGTCCAGGGGGCGCCTCGCCTGGAGGCAGCGGTGTCGATGTGAAGCACAACTCATACGACCGGTATTTAGCCAGAAAGAAGGCGGGTAATTTACGCACCCAAACGAGCGATGCAACACCACGTTACGGGAACAAGAAGCGCATGTATAGCATGAGCGTTCACGGAAAGGTCGATGTGTGTACGGCCTAGTAAAAGATAAAATTGATATAAACAACATTTGTTAATATCAATACATACACGGATATGGATAAAAGACAAGCGAATGCCAAAATTAACCAGCTCCTCATTATTCTTGCCGAGAAACAAGACGCGTATCGAGATGCGACGGAACAAGATGATAAGGCATCACTACAGACAGAGATTGACTCGTTGCAATCGGACCTTCAGTTCCACGAGGCACAGGTGCAGGCACAGGCACAGGCACAGGCACAGACAGAAGTAGAACCCGAAACACCCGACCGAATCAAACAACTGGACATCGTCCAACTGGAAGCGCGTCAACTGTTTGAAAAGAAGAACAAGGATTATGGGGATGCGTTTGCGACTTATGGACCGGTGGGTGTGCTGGTTCGAATTGGTGATAAAATCCAGCGTCTTCAAAGCATTCACAAGCGTGGCATTACCCTTATCGAAGACGAAAAAATGCGCGATACGCTGATTGATCTTCACAATTATGCCGCCATGGCAATTATGTTAATTGACGAAAAATAATTTTAAACAATATGAATGTGAATTATATAGTTCATGGCAAAAGCATTAAAAGCTGAAAATTATGTGTTTAACACTAATAATTTACAAAATATTATTACAGAAGATGATAACAGATTCAGTACATTCGACGAGGCTATTGTGTCGAATCAGACAAATGATACAGCGATGAGTAGATATGTAAGAGAAGTTGTAAATGGCAATCAAATATCAGATATAAATGAACCAACCTTGCAACGCGATGGTATAAACAACTTACAGACAAATTCAGATAACGCATTTATTAAAAATATTATTAACAGCAGTGTAGACGATGAAATAGAAACCGCCATTGTTGACGATGATGATATCGATGACGAAATAGATGATTTTTTAGACGATCTAGAAGATTCGCTCGTTTACGAATTCGTAGATGATTTGATTATGAATATTGACCGTAATGCTTTATTGAATTATCAGGAATTCTCGCAAATAGTAATATCATTATATCAAGATATACGCAAAGATGAGATTGAACAAATTTTCAAAATGCTTGACAAAAGTAATGATGGTTTTGTTAGCTATACTGAAATATTACCATTGATAAATTATTTACAAAAACAAAAATCTGAACAAGAACGTGGAAAAAATATATCAAGAGATAAGTTTACAAAAAATAAAGTGTCTGTTAGTATCGACACGAAGTTTCGTTCGGATTATTTCAAACAATCATCATCTTCTTTTGATATCGAAATACCTGAAATTCAGAAAAATGTGACTCAGCTTAAATTATCTACGTTGGATATTCCAATAACGCATTATAACGTTTCTAATTGCTTACAAAACAATCAACTTTTCATTGTGAGCGATGCAAATACAATTGAGCTTACAAGTGATTGTAACTTAGATTGGCATTTCAAATCACAAATTGGAGAAGTATCGGCAAATTTTCATTTAGGAACTATACTTGAAGATATTAATGTTACAGCATCCGATAATTCAACATCGTCTACTGGAGGAAGCAATCTAGAAGAACGCAAAGGTGAAAGTTTTTCTACTTCGAATACATATAGTTCTTTACCCGAAAATATCATTCAAAATAATTTTATTATCGAACAAATTCCGCAAAATTTTGACTTTTCGTCTGTATCAATAGAAACCTCGGGTATTCGATTGAATACAATGGATTTGTCAGCAGGATGGACTGATAATTTCACGTCTCCTTCTAGAAACGTCGGCACCGAAAATAGTTCTACTCTAATCGGTCAAGGTAACAACAGTAACTATAATCACATCAATTTCAAAACCGTCACCCAGACCAGTTCGATAACGAATAATTATGTAACAGATATATCGGTTGTTGAAACTGACACATCTTTTTATGATGACTTGACAAGAGAAGTATTGGTTCCATGTAGACCTTCTTTAGTCACTACAGATGGAAATAACATTACATACGGAGATGATTACTCATTTAATCAATTTGCTACAATAGATAATAATTTTCTAAATGATAAAACTAGTGGAGGAGAATCAATTAAGAATAATAAAATTTTGAAAGATCTCGATACAGACGATACCCAAAGTAATTACGATGGTCGATTTATAAATTTTAAGAATAATGGAATAAATAATTCTGAATCGAGCTTCATCATTGATAATGATACAGCTAAAATACGAATTGACTTTTCTAATAATTTTGGAAAAATTATAAGATTTACTCAATTTGGTGACATCAGTGTAAATGAAATTAAG